AGAAGACTTGGCATCTATAAAAAACGGAGTGCCTCAGTCAAACTTTAACCGGGCGCTAACTTCTCTCGAAGCGGCCAATGAAATTGTTGAGGAAATCAAAGCGCTGGACTGGGCTCACATTAACAACAAATCACTTAAATGATATAAAACGGAGAAAACCATGCAGCACATAATTTTAGCAATGCAAAAAGACGCGATTCAACCATTTAATTGTTCGCTACCACTTGAACCAGTAGTAAAACAACAAAGGAAAAGCTATGGCCATTGAATGGATAAATGACAGCTGGGGCGTAACGCTAAATCATAATCGATATATATCTAACCGCTCAAAATATCGTTATTCGGTTGTTTTTGGCGATGATGAAATGGCCGCGAATAGTGGACTTTATCCGACTAAGCGCCGCGCCAAAAAGGAGATCGCCCATTATATTAATCGTGGTTTAAGTCGTGGCCCGTTTCATGGCGCTAACCAATATCTAAAAATAACTAGGAACCAACATGACAAATCATCAACTAAATATCGTAAAATTGGCCGACCAGATAGCCCAAGAAGAAGCAACGGGCGACTATCTAACATGTAAGGATAATCTTATCAGGCTAAACGCTATGGTTGAGAGCCATGCTATAGTAACAGGCACAAAGCCTATCTATTACACTCAGGATAAACCAGAGGGGGCAAAGGATTATGCTGACAAACTTTGAGATAGTATGTTACGCGCTAACCTTAACCGTTGGCGCAGTATTTATGCTGGGTGTTGGCGCTGTTTTAGTTATATGTTTAGTTAAAAAATTTGGAGAAGATGATGCGGAAAATTAACGAGATAATTCTTCACTGTTCAGCAACGCCAAATGGGCGCTTTCACAATGCCGCTGACATTAGGCGTTGGCACATTGAGGGTAATGGGTGGGATGACATCGGTTATCATTATGTTCTACTTACCGACGGCATGACAGAAAAAGGCCGCGACGAATCAAAAGTTGGCGCACACGCAAAAGGCCACAACAGAAACTCAATAGGCATTTGCATGATAGGAACTGATGTGTTTAAGGAAATGCAGTGGTATCGATTACGCGAGTTAGTCGCGCAATTGATGGCTAAATACCCTGATGCAAAAGTCATTGGGCACAATGAAATGTCAAGCAAGACATGCCCTGGCTTTGATGTTCAGGAATGGTTTAAAGGGGAATTTTCATGAGAAAGCTAACGAAAAAAGAGATTGATGATGCGCCTAGCTGGGCGGTTTCTTATCTAGTCACTAAAGAAAGGATTGGCAGTGGCGTATCGTATCACGAGCGTCATTATGGCTTTACATTGCCGTTGCCTAGTGCGACACCGCAGCGAAAAGAGTTTGATATTATCGATGAGTGGCATAACAGCACATACAAAATTCTTGATAACGGAAGTGTTGAGCTGATTGATGATCCAACGCTTGATAGGGGCCAAGTAATTACTCTGGCCAAGCATTTCAAGTTAACAGCGGAGGATTTAATATGAGCTGGTTTACTAGTTTATTTTCAGGCGGCGTTGTTAAGTCAATTGAAAGCATCGCATCCGAATGGATTGAGACTGATATGGAGAGCGCAGAAGCTAAGGTGCTTATGGTTAAGACGCTTGATCCCAACGGTCTAATGCGTCGAGATTTATCAAATAGAGTCACTGACTTATACACATTGTATATAGTAGTTGCTTTATTGTTGCTAATCTGCGAAAGCTTTGGTTTGGGTGATGCAGATAATATAGCGGTAGCAACTAACAAAGTAACAGAGCTGTTTGTTCCCATTACTACTCTTTTTGGTGTGATAGTAAGCGCGAGCTTTGGCGTGAACTACGCGAACACCAGGCAGGGAAAATAACATGCTACCACCAAGCAGAAAACAAGAGCCTTATTGCCATAAATCCAACATGGCTGTGTTGGTGGTTCTTGTGTTTTGTGTGGCCTATGCGTTTTATGTTACAATTGCGACCTAACTTAAATTAATTCAAACAAATAGGGGAGTTATGCCAAGTAAATCAAAAGGCACTAACAGCGGTGTAATGACACCAGCCGAGAAAAACGTAGGTTTCGGATCAACTCCGAACCAGAGCCCCGGACGTAACTAATGTTAATGTTTTACGGGTTAGCATTTGCAGTGATGATAATCATATCTCTGCTTATGTTTAAAGCTAAAGGCACTATCTCTGCTTTATGCGGAATAGTGCTTTTAAGCTACCTTTCCTTTTTTTGCCTCTACTACACCCCATACAAAGACGAATTTTATACTTCGATGGATTCAGTAAGAATCGGCTTTGTTATGATCTCGATACTGTATTGCGGAATTAAATCAGATAGGCCTATTGTTTATCTGGTTTACGCTACAACTCTTTTAGTAAACTTAATGATTAATATGCTTTGGCTATTTGCTGGCGGCTTTTACCTTTATGCCGACAGTTTTTATATAGCGATCGCAGCAATTGAGTTGATTATTTTTGGCATTGGAACGGACAGAACTCTAAAAATAAAATCAAGGAAGCGCAATGTCTCTTTTCATCTTGATAATATTGGTAGCATTAATAGCTACTGGTGTGGGCTTATCAGTGGTGATGATACTGTTTCAAAAGGTGCAGAAAAATGAGCGAATTAGAGCAAGTAAAAGCAAAATTAAATGATATCGATATTCGACTTGAGCGCCATGAAGGGAAAATTGAAAAACTTCTCGGTGATATATCGGAATCATTACAGAAAATAACCGAAGTAATGATTAAGCAAGAAGTTCAAGAAGAAGCCTCAAAAATTGACCGTGAAGAAATTAATCAATTAAAAGACAAGTACCACGAACTCGATAAAAAAGCTGATCTAGCCATTCAAAGCGAAGAAAGCATTAAGGACACAGCCAAGGAAATTAAAACAACCTTGAAGGGTGCCTTAAAGTGGGGCTTTGGATTATTTGGCTCATTAATGATATTGTTAGTTGCTGCCGCGATAAGAGCCGCATTAACATGAGGCCCGGAACGGCAAAGAAAAAAGCTCGTTATACTGAGAGAAACAACCCACAATCACCTGGAGGTCACCATGCCACAGCATACCCCACGCGAAAAGCGCAAAAACCCTAGCAAGAACACCCGTAAACGCCGTTAAACCAAAAGGCCAGTAAATGACACCAGACATTGACGCACTAATCGAAGAATGTATCACCAATCTTTCTGATGATAATATCAAAATGGGCGGTGAATCACTTCAAGAGCTCGCCCAGTATTGGGCTAAAGCTGGTCTAACTTTAAAATCATTTATGGATATGCGAACATACATCATAAATGCAGCGATAGAAAAAACCGACGCCGTTTTTATTCGTGAAAAACTCAAGTTTGCTGAAGAAGATTTAAGAGTTAAACGAACCGGCAGCATTATCATTCACTAACTGACAGGTAACATCATGGGCAGACCATCAAACGCAGAAAAAGCAGCAAAATTGCAGGAAGCCACAAGCGGGCAGGAAGCTTCAGCGCTATTAACGGCAGACGATCGATTTAAAGCTCTTGAAGCTCATTGCCTTAAACTCGAAGAGGCCCTATCACGCATTGCAGTATTAACCGGCAACGGTAACCATTTACGCGAGCTTGGTATTGAACGTTGGGTGCCAGGCAAAAAGCACATGAACAAGAAGTACGCTTAATTCAACCGGCAAGTAATTTCGCTACCTGCCAAACCTTAAGGAGGTGATGCCTTGCGGCGTAATACGCCAGTGCGTTAATACTGTCGAGCGATAGATTTAACGTGACCTAACCCCAAACACTAACAATCGCCCGAAAGGATACCGATTTATGAACGCTACAATTAGAATAGAATTCGACGAAGGCATAGAGCTTCACTGCACTGTTACCGATGAAATAAACTCATTAATCCAAGAAGGCCATGAGTTTAATATTAAAACAGTTCATCCCTCGCATGGTCATCTAATAGAAATAACCCCCGTTGAAGAGGCTCCATTTATAGGCCCCCAACTAATAAAGAGCCTTAAGCACGAAATGGCTAGGTTTTTAGACCTGAGTCCGGATGATGAAAATCTTACCTTTAATGAATACTTCAAAATTGCCGACGGAAGACCGAATCATCAAATTTGTAAATTATTTAGTTTGCAATTCGCAGGTAGGTTGGCCGGTGTAGCAAGTTTGATGTCGCCAGCAACGCCAAATGTAATCTTTGGTGTATTAACTAACGGTGAAATATTCGTTGAAGTAAACGGCCAACAACATACCCCCGCCGATGCTTTCTATAAAATGGCTACCATCCAATCAACTAAGCTTGCCCATCAGGTTAGAGACTTAACTGTCCAAAATGAAAAACTAGCCAAAGAAAACGCTACATTGCGCGACCAAAGAGGCGCAGACAAAACAGCCCTCTATTCGATTAGTGAAATTCTGGACAAGTGGCATGAGGTGGAAGAATGAGTAATTTAACATTAGAATGCTTCCTTGAATTCACTAAAGAGGTAGATGCGCAATACAACAAACTTGACGCTAAACCTAAACCAAGAATTAAATTTTATGGCAATGGTGATGTTTATATGGAGTGCTACAACACTCATAGAGCTTGTTACCCAAACGCATCCAACATCACCTTTAGAACCCCATGGATGACATTTACTCGCATTTTTAAACAACAAAACTTAAGGTTAATCAATGCGTAAACAAATACTAGCCTTTTGCCAAGAGTACATTAAGCATCCTGAAAACAATGGTGCCGAGGCTGCTAGAAAGGCTGGTTACTCTGCAAAGACAGCAAGAACACAAGCCAGTAAGTTGTTAACAAGACTTGACGTTCAAGAATATCTGGCTAAATTCCTACAAGAGCAAGAGGAACGCACCGAAATCAACGCTGATTGGGTGCTTAACAAGCTTCAATCAATTGTTGAGCGCTGTATGAAGGAAGAGAAAGTAATGTCCCAAGGTGAGCCAACAGGAGAGTTTAAGTTTGACGCCTCTGGGGCCAACAAGGCGCTTGAGTTAATTGGCCGTAATAAGAAGATGTTCACTGATAAAATTAAGCAGGACACCACGATAACAGTGGTTAGAAAGCAATATAAACAAAAGGATTAATCGATGTTATTTATTACCAACGCAGAATCTGACGAGAAAGAGTTGCAAACAGGAATTACAGACTTGGATGCACGCCCATTAAATCTAACCTTTATGGATGGGTACGGGGCAACTGATATCGCTATTGGAGAGTCAGGGGGCATTACTTGGAAACAGTTAGATGAACTTAAGAAGGCTATTGCTTTAGCTGAAAAAGAATGGAGATAATTGTGACTTGGTTGGATAATCCGACAATTAAATTCATTGTTAGGACTCGTTATGCAAATTGAAATGCCTAACGATTGGAATTGCATGGAACATCAAATGCCGCTCTGGAACTTCCTTGAGGATGGTGGCAAGCGTGCCGTTGCTGTTTGGCATCGTCGAGCTGGTAAAGATTCAACCTCAATGAACTACACCATAACCGAAGCAATGGAAGTTCCTGGTGTTTATTGGCACATGCTACCAACGCAGAAGCAAGCGCGCAAAGTTGTTTGGGATGGCATAGACAGGCACGGACGCCGAATGATTGATCAATGTTGCCCTAAAGAACTAAGGCGGGCCACCCGGTCGCAAGAAATGCAAATTGAACTCAAGAGCGGTTCTATTTGGCAGCTTTGCGGCTCTGATAACTTCGATTCATTGGTTGGCGCAAACCCTAAAGGCGTTATATTTTCTGAATGGTCACTATGCAACCCTAGAGCATGGGACTATATTCGCCCGATATTAGCTGAAAATGGTGGTTGGGCTATCTTCATTTACACTGCCAGGGGCAAGAACCACGGCTATACATTGGCTAAAATGGCTGAGAAGAATCCTAAATGGTTTTATTCATGCCTAACCGTTGATGATACTAAACGAGAAGATGGCACCCCCATTATCACACAAGAAGCAATTCAAGATGATCGTGAAGCTGGAATGTCAGAGGATATGATTCAGCAAGAATACTATTGCTCGTTTGATGCTGCCATCGTCGGCGCTTACTACGCTAAAGAAATTGCTGCAGCTCACAAGGACAAGCGGATCGGCTTTGTACCTATTGAGGCGTCACTTCAAGTCCATACCTTTTGGGATTTAGGCATTGGTGATGATATGTGCATCTGGTTTGTTCAGGCCGTTGGTAAAGAGATTAGAGCTATTAACTATTATGAAAACAATGGCGAAGGCATGGCTCATTACATTAATTACTGCAAGCAGTTCGCTCGAGAGCACAATATTTCATACGGCGATCACTTTGCTCCCCATGATATCGAGGCTCGTGAGTTAATGAGCGGAAAAAGCCGACGAGATACGGCTATCGATATGGGCATTATATTTCAAGTGGTACCCCGAGTAACCAGAATAGCCGATGGCATCGAAGCAACAAGAAAGATATTCCCAAGAGTTTGGTTTGATGAGACTCGTTGTGAAAAAGGGATTAATGCCCTTGCTAGTTACCGCCGTGAATACGACGAAAAGCGTGATGTTTATCAAGATAGACCTGTTCACGATTGGGCGTCTAATGGTTCTGATGCGTTCCGACAGATGGCCCAGGCATGGCAAGACCGACTATCACAACCTGATAGGCATAACGTAGCGCCAGTTAAAGCAGGTGGTTTTAATGTCTTCAGCTAAAATAATAGAAGAGTGGTATATCTGTTTCGGTGGTGAATGCGAAAAGCATTGGGTTCAGAAGATATTAAAGCCCGGCTTCTTTCACTGTTGGGCATTTAAGCTTTCACCGGGCGGTCAGTTTTACATAACTGTCAATGCAACACGTAGCCATACCGACATTGATTTGTTGCCAGTTACCCCTGAAAACTTCGATGAACTGACAAAGGGCTATAAGTTTGTTAAAGTTATAGCCAATATCGACGCACAAAAGGACCGAGGCCATTTATGCCGGTTTAATTGCGTTGAGCAGGTTAAATCATTAATAGGGCTTTCTGAGTTTTGGACTTGGACGCCATACCAACTGTATAAGAGGCTAACCAATGTCACAGATATTTGATCCAGGTAAAGGCGCTAGAAAAGAAGCAAGAACAACTCAAGCAGCACAAGAGAAGTTAATTGCTGAACAAAAACAAGCATCAGAGCAACAACTGGCAACCGAAGAAGATGTTATTGCCCGTAAAAAGCTAGCCGGTACCACTGGTCGAGCTGGTCGCCGTTCGTTAATCAAGACAAGCGAAACAGGCGTTAAATCAACTAACTTAGGTGGTACTACATAATGGCCAAGATACCAAAAGGCCTTGGTAGCATGAAGGATTTAATGAAGCGTTTCGGCGCTACTGAGTCACGATTCAATCAATGGCGATCCCTTCATCAAGAAGCTATGGACTTTTCTGCACCACAGCGCGAAACATTCAGCCTACATAGCCCAGGTCAAACCAAGAACCGTTTTGTTTATGATTCGACCGCCGAAGAAGGTCTTGAACAATTCACATCACGCCTTCAAGGTTCATTAGTGCCAGCCTGGCAACAATGGATGAAGTTAACCGCCGGTGATGATATCCCTAAAAACGAAAAGGAAGAAGTGGACAAGGAACTAGCACAGGCTACTGATACTTTCTTTACTCACATGAACCACTCTAATTTTGATACCGAAATAACGCCATCCTTTACCGATTTAGGTATTGGTACTGGCTGCATTATGGTAGAGGAGAATGATTTTAATGAAAGCTCTGCTGTTATTTTCACTAACATACCTCTTGCTGAGTTGTACGTAGAAAAACCTGCTCGCGGCCCGATCAAAAACATTTGGCGTAAACAGTCGGTTGAGGCCGGTAGCATTAAAACTACCTGGCCAGATGCCGACATCCCAATGAATTTGCAAAAGATTATCGATAAGGATCCTTCATCCGAGGTCAACATTTTAAATGCAATGCTGTTTAACACCAACTCAAAAAAATATGACCAAATTGTTATTTGGGAAAAGAAAGCAATCTTTAGCCAAAGCTTTAATACCCGCCGAATGATTGCTTTCCGCTGGAAGGTAACACCGGGTGAAGCTTATGGCCGTGGTCCAGCTATCAATAAGCTGCCCGACATTAGAACGGCTAACAAGATAGTTGAATTAACTCTAGGCAATGCTGCAATACAAATGTCTGGTGTCTACACTGGCCGTTCTGATGGTATTTTCAACCCTCACACGGTAGCTATTGCCCCCGGCTCAATCATTCCTGTTTCAAGTAATGACAAGACCAACCCAACTATTAAGGCATTAACACCATCCGGCAACCTTAACATTGCTGATAACATGCTAAACCAAATGCAAAACAGCATTAGAAAAGGCTTTTTCTCTGACCCATTAGGTGATTTAAACGATCCTGTCCGCTCTGCCACTGAAAACATTATTCGTAACCAAGAATTTTTAAAGAACGCTGGCGCATCAATTGGGCGTCAAATGTCTGAATTGGTTGAGCCATTAGTGGCTGCCGTGGTTGATATATTAAAGGAACGCGGTAAAATTCCTGAAATTGAAGTTAATGGCAAAGACGTTACCATTAAGCAAACTTCACCATTGGCCAAAGCATCCGATCTTGAAGCATTCCAAAATACTCAATTGTGGTTAAGCTCAATGGCGCAGTTTGTACCGCCTGAAGTAGTGGCGCTCAAGGTTAAGATCGAGAACTTACCGCGCGAATTTGGGCAGCAATTAGGCATTAACCCTGATTTAGTCCGTAGTGATGCGGAAACAAAAGAAGTTGCCGGGCAAGTACAGGCAGCAGCTCAAGCGGGATTAGAGGGAGGTGCGCCAAATGAACCAGTCGTTTAATGGGTTTGATGAAATGGGCGGGATAATGGATCCTGAAGCGGTAAAGCTTGCCCAGGCTCAACAAAAACAAATGTGGGACGAAGCCGAGCAGCTAATACACAAGGTGTTCAAACAAAGCCCAAATGGCAAGAAGCTTTTAGCTATTTGGAAGGAAGCTTTAA